TTCTACCTCTTTACGATAATCATTTAATTTATCTACATCAATCCCTGAAAATATTGAATCATAACGTTTACCTACATATCCTTCGGATAATTCTAATGTATAATGAACTACATTATATCCTAATGCCGCAGCATAAGCACCCATAGACATAACGCCCCATGATTTGCCTCCACCTGGATTACCAAATAATAATACTAAATCACCTTTACCATAACCACCTTGTGTTAAGTCATTAAATATTTTCCAAGGAAATGGAATAGCACCACGATCATCATCACGATATCTAGTTTCAACATCTACTAAATAATCTAATCCAACATTTTTATTTTCACCTGCTTTCATAGCATCATTAATCAATGCTCTGATTCCATCATAATCTCCCATGTTGAGTAAATCAACGGAGGTCATGATGGCTTTTTTCATTTGTTGGTTTTTGCAAAAATCGCTAAACTCTTTTTCAACCCATTCCAAATCACTAACATCAGCCATTTTATAAGCCTCACGAAGTGAATCAGTGAGAGATATTCGAAGTATTTCATTTTCAATTTTTTTAATTTCAATTGATAGTGTTTCAATAGTAGGATAAGTGTGATATTGTTGAAAATATTTTGAAACATATTCTACTGTCCATTTATGAGCACTAGATTCAAAGTATTCTGGATCTAATGAATCAGCAATATTGAGAAGGAACTCACGCTGTGTTAATAGTGCTCCTAGCACTTTAACTTGAAACGCGTTTCCGTATTGGTTTAACTTTTGTAATGTTGTCATAACTCTTTAATATAATCTCTTATAATTGCACATTTTTCATAATCTTCTACTTCATAAGCTGAGTACCACATTATATCCTCTAGTAATTTTTTAATATCACCATTATGTCTTCGATCTAGTATATCTTGTAAATTTAACATTTGATCTACAGGTAAATCTGAATTATATATTTCAGGATGTAATATGGATTTATATATCAACTTAGTCATAAAATTAAATCTACTTAAAAGCATTTAAAGATCCAAAAACTATATTTAGCCAGTTTGATGTATTTGGAATACTTTCACCTAATTTATCTCCAAGATACATAGTCATAAAGGCATAAGGGTTTAGCTCATAAGATAATTTAAAACTATTTTGTATAATATTTATATTCTCTTCTGATATAGGCATAGTTTGTAGATTCATTAGTCTGCTATTTATCTCTAGCTGATGTTTTCTTTCAACTATACGAGCATATAGATCATGTTCCTCTATTTTACTATTTGCCTTATCTAATATCTCTGTTAATGTTGTAGGTGTATCATTAGCTAATTCAGGAAACATCTTAATTACCTTTTTAGGTCCTAAACCATCAACACCAGGTAAATTATCTGAATTATCTCCCATCAATATTTTGTAGTTAACGAAGTTATAGCTACTAACATTAAATTCATCTAGCACATCTTTTGGTTTATATATTTTCTTTTTAGTTGGAGAATATACTTGAACCTTATCTGATACTAGTTGAAGGAAATCTTTATCAGCAGATAATATTGTTACCTCTTTAGTTACAGAATATTTTTCAAATTTACCTACTAAATATCCTATAACATCATCTGCCTCAATCCCATCTACTATAATAATTGAAATTGGTAAGCATTGAAGATATTGGATCAATCTTGCCATTTGATTATTAATAGATTCGTTTTCCTCATCTTTAGAGCTAAATATAGAGTAATTAGTCATTCGAGATTTATTCCTTGTTGATTTATATTCAGGATATAAATTTCGTTTAGCATTAGATCCTCCAGCTCCATCAAATACAATTATTACTTTAGTTGGATCTAGCATTTTAATAGCATATCCAACTGATTTTAAAAATCCAGTTAGGCCACCAATATGATGACCATCTGGATTAATATGATTGATCATTGTAAATGATCTTAAAAAGGTATTTAGTCCATCAATAATCAGAATGGAGTCTAAAACTCCACGCTGATCATTGTTGACTTTAGAGAGTATGTTTGCGTATTTATTCTTCGCTTGCATCGTTGTCGATTTCTACTATTGGTGATATTTTACTGCTTTCTTCCCATTCGCTATTATCTTCTAGTTGTACTAGATCAGATACATCAATGGCTTCATTAAACCATTCATGAGCGTAGGTTTTCTTGTACTCTTTAATTGCCTCAGGGGTATCAGGTATGAAACCATGAGGAGTTACAAGTACAGTTGATGCAGTAGCAATACCATAATCAGCATGAATCTTATCGATAGCGATTTTAGTACGTTTAGCAAACTCAACCTTTTTACCCTTATGTTGTACACTAATTTTAGAGGTACCACTATTAGTAACATTACCAAATGTAGCTACGATTGTAGCATCCCAATACATAGAATTACCACCTTTATTAGTCATACGAGGTTGACTCATAGGAGTTAATGCTGGTTGTACACCTGTTTTATTAATTACAAATAATGTATTAGTGTATGGATAACTTTCTTTACGTGATAATGGAAACTGTTGATTGATAAAGTTACCAAATTGTGTAGCCATAGCGCCTGCGTTCCACATAGGGTTATTATTACCTTGTTTAACGCTCATTTCGCATGGAATTGAACCTACTGAATCCCATAGGAATAGTAGATCATGAGGTAATTTACCATCTTTTTGTTCACTCAAGATATCAGCAACGAAGGCTGCTACATCTTCAATAGTATTTAAAGAAGATCTATCTACATATAGGAAGAATCCTCTATAATCTACTACCTCACCTGTTGCATCATCTGGAATTGCATCACATTGAAACCCCATTTTTTGAGCATGTGAGAAATCCCATTTCATTTCAGTAATGATAAATACAGGTAATATACCTTGTTTTTGGGCCTCAACTGCTGCCTCAATTAACATAGTAGTTTTACCAGTATCTGATCCTCCTCGAGCTACAAATACATGACCTAAAGGAATACCAGGAATTGAAAGTGCATCACGTAATGCTGGGGAGAAAGTTAGCCAGCGTTGTTTTTTAAATTTGGAAGATTGATCTAAGAATTTAGATTTTTTAAATTTATCTAAATCAAAACCACCTTTTAAGGAAGCAGATACAATCTCACTTAGTGAGCTTTTCTTTGCCATAAATTAATTAATTAAATAAATCGTCAAATTTGTCTGTATTAGATGTTTTTGTTGCATTGGTATCAAGCTTATAAGTAGGCTTGCTATCAGCAAGAAAATCATCTTCCTCTTCTTCATCGTTTTTAGAGGCAATTGGCTCTTCAGTGTCCTCTTCAGGATTTAACCACTTATCTAACAATTCCTTTAATTCATCAAATGAATAATGTTTGTTAATTGTAAGGATATCTGGTTGTTCTTCTAACACCTTATTTACCAAAGCACCATCTTCAGAAACTGGAGTTGTTTTTGGTTTAACACGGATGTTACATTTGATACCTTTACGATTAGCAACCATATCTTCAACTGCCTCAATAGTGAAATCACGTCCATCAGTGATGTCTGTATAATCACCATAATCTTCATCAGCAGCGATACCTAGGAGTTGTTCGTAAATCAATTTACCAAATTCCCAAAGGCGAGCACCTTTATCTTCTTCGCCACGTACAATTACAGGAGCAAAGTAACGGAGTTTTGGTTCAATTTTTTTAGCTAATTGCCAATCTTCTTTATCAGATGATTTGCGGAGGTTTTTAGCAAACTCAACGATAGGGTCCTTCTCGTTCCAGTTAGTTAAAGCTAGAATTGGACCTTTAGCAAAGCCATAGTGAAAATACACTTCGCGGAACGGATTTGCTTTATCGAATTTAGAGGGGAGGATTCTGACTTGATGTTTACCTGGTTTTGGTTTCCAGAAGATCTTTGTGTAGTCAGTTTTTTCGCGTTTTTGACCTTTGTTTTGAGAAGCGGTCAGCTTCTGTTTGATTAGACTTAAGTCCATAATATATGTTTTTAAATGAGGTGGTCTATGACCACAATAATTTTGAATCTATGATTCTTCTTTTGGTTCTCAAAACTTACTTACTAAGATCAACAATCTTATGAATAGCCGTATCTAAACGTCTAATATTAGGACCGCTAGTTAATAGTATGCAATTTTTATAATCATTCCAATTAATAATGAAATTTTTATCTAATTTACCTTCATTTAATGACATGATTAATGTATTCAGGGCATTAATAGTGTATAATGTAT